AGGTAGCCATCTGTCCAATGCTGTGGCCCCACATCTAAGCTTGAGTCCATCATTTCAACGATGGCGGCACCTGTGGAGATGGCCAAGCTACCCGAGGCGATAACGGAGCGGTTAGAAATTCCCACAGCCTGGGTTTGCTGTTGTGTGGTCAGTTGAAAGTACATACTACCGCTCGTTTCAATGGCACCTGCATAGGATTCCAATGGGTCCCCATATTGAACACTGATGTTGTGGATGCGTAGCACCGATTTGCCCAGGGCATCGACATATGAGCCTAAGTCAAGCGCAGCTTGTGCGAAGTTAGTTCCATCGGTCTGGGTTGTAGCTCGTATGAAGAAAGAGTCAGTTCTTGCCATGTACCTATCATGATAGGGTATGGTTATTAGTATTAGTGGATAGCTCTCCACCCTTAGGGTACGCCGGTTGTGGCGGTATTGTGGGGCGTAGCACCACGAATACGCCTTGTCCTGGCCTTATCTTGGGTTATGTACATAAGCAAACGCCGAATAGCAATACTATGTGTGTCCAATGCTCACGATGTCGAAGCCATTTTTATTGTAAATTCAACTTAGAGGAGGATAATCTTAGGGCGATGGACTGCCCTGCGAACTTTTTCTTTGTGTCAAGCTGCCAGGTTTGTTGCCCAATGGTCCCAGGGAGTGGAGAATAAATGCCAAAAAGACCGATTCGATATGTTGCACTGGGATGGAGGCGCATCTATGCCCGAATCGACGGCAAGTTTGTTGCCATTGGATGGGGGAGACCCGCAGATTGGAACACAGGCGATAGGAATCTGAAGACTTTTCGTATACAAAACAACCCAGGAAAGGGGGCCAGCAAATGAGAATTAACCGAACTTTTTCGCTTCCTGTTCCCCTGGTCATCAAGTTGAAGACGCAACGCAATCAAAGCGCGGTAGTCGAGCGAGCCGTTAGCAAGTATCTCAACGAAAAGGACGAATTTAGCCTGATGGACATCCCAACAAAACAGCTTCTTAGTGTATTGACTAACCGGGATGACCTTAGCCCTATTGTTAGAGCTACAATTCAAGCTCAGTTATCGACGTCTTGAGACTCTTCTTTAATGATTGAAATGATAGCTTCCTGGTCGCTGATGTCATACTCCTCCATCAGGACGTAATAGTTCACCCTCGAGACGTTGCTATTGGCCACTATTGGGAAGATTAGGTTCAAATCCCGGACTACGATATGGTCCGGGTCTACTAAACTAAATTGGTCAATGCCATATCCGGTTCCGGTGTTGTAGGCTGCCCATGCGATTTCCCGATTGTCTGAGGCATCTCCCAGGGCCGAGGTAATGTCTAACGACATAGAAAGGTGAGCCTGGCTCGAAAACGCATCAGAGTTACCGGTTGAATCAGCGTTCCAGATCCGAAATTGGACGATACGATAGCCCACGTTGATTCGACCATCGTCAAGAATGAGACTTCGACGTCCAGTGTTAGCGGGGTCGCCACCGCCCCGAGCAGGAAACTCATAGGTTCCTCTTAGGGTTCGAACCTTATCCCTGGAGCGCATTACATCTTCCTCCGTAGTTTGTGAGCGTATGCCATGATTTTTGCTTGAGTAGCTCCAGCTCTTAGGCTTCCGTTCTTCTTTCTGAACCGCTCGTTAGATTGTTTGAGAGCTTTAGACATCTTAGGGTCTTTACGCTTGCGCCGGGTGCGGGGTGCTTTTGCTTGCGTTCCGCCCTGGAGCTTCCTGGCTACTTCAATAGCTAAGCTCTCGATGATGTCTGGTGCGACATTACCAACGATTGGTTTCGAGGCTAATGGAATTGGAGATGCTGCTACGGCGACTCCTACCAGGTAATCAGCAGCTGCTCTAAGCGCGGCTGCTCTCTCTGCGTCAGTAGGCACGTTAAGCACCTCATTGCTGGCTCAATGCAAGAGCCATAGCTGCGGCTTGAGTCATGGTCTCGACAGTGCATTCAAGGACGATAGAAACAGAGTTCCCGAAGTTGAATGTCTGGTCCACGCCCAGGTAGAGTTGCTCGACTGCGACCAGGTAGCCATCTGTCCAATGCTGTGGCCCCACATCTAAGCTTGAGTCCATCATTTCAACGATGGCGGCACCTGTGGAGATGGCCAAGCTACCCGAGGCGATAACGGAGCGGTTAGAAATTCCCACAG